ACAGCTTCCGTAGGTAAACTCTGTTGAGCCATCGTATATACTGTTGTAGTAACTGAACACAGTGTTGTCATTGACCAGTGTGTCATCACCATCTAACAACATTACAATAGCATCGTCATCTAATAGTCTAATGTTTTCTATTTGATTGCGAACAGCACCTCGATTTTCCTTGTTGTTTATTAATAGAAATTTGCCTTTAAGTTCTTGTGGCAAATTGCTTAATGCTGTTTTGACCACATCAGCAGAATCGTCAGTGCTGGCATCGTTGATCAAATAATGCAGATAGTTGTCGTAATCTTGTGCAGCCACGCTGGCAATACATTTTTCAATATACTTGCTGCAATTATAAAACGGACTGATTACTACAATCTGTTGTTCTCTGCCTGCTTTGTAGTTCTCCAACTCAACTGTGTTGTGAAACTTGCGATTGTATATCTTGTGCAGTCTATGATTGATTTTACTCACAGCACGATAGTCTTGTTTGCTGAGATAGTGTCCTGTCTTTTTATAGAAGTGCTGCTTCCATTGTAGTGCTACACTGTCCCATCCTACAATGGCTTTGACAATGTTGCAGTAGTATTGTTTTTGTTGATGTAGGTATGGATTGCGATACGCTTCTATAGTGGTCTTGACAAACTGTTCAACTTGTTGCGGAACGTTTATGTCAGGAAACAAACTATTAGGTTCTACGGCATAGTCAATTAGATAGCAGGCACCTGCTAAGGCAATTTCTTCCAGTGCTCCGAAGCGACAAGTTATGATAGGAGTGTTGTAGCATAGACTCTCCATTGAGGAGATGCCATATGTTTCAGGAAAGGCAGCTGGATACAACATGAAGTTAGCCTGTGCCAGTATATCAGCAATTTCCCGTTGGCTAATAACGCCCGTAAACTCTATATCCAACTTGGACAGTTCCGGATCAGCAGCCATCACTCGCCAATCTTTTTCCTGTTGATCGGGTTCTGCATTGGTACTGAATCTATAATAGCCGCCTATGACTTTTAATCGAGCTTCGGGTATGTGTCGCTTGACATGCGGCCATATCATCTTGACTAATGGTATCATGCCTTTGGTAACACTTGCATTGTAGACAAACAAGTTTTTGTTTTTGGCTGCGATGTCAACTTCGTCGTAATATAGTCTAACACCGTTACGTGTTATAAACAGCTTGTTCTTCAATACTTCAAAGTTTCGTCTACGCCCGTGATTGCAGTTGGCAATGTAAGTGGTGTGCCAGTCGCTCAGCGTAAAAATGTCTGTGATGCGATTGTTCACAGTCAGGTCTTCAATCAAGTTGTCGCCGAGACAAAATGTATCGTGCATCCAAAGTACTCGCATCGTGGCCTTGCTGAGAATCCTATCATAAAGATTCATAGCGGCAAAACGATTGCTTCTATTGTCGTTTAGTTTAGCATAGTCTTTTGGATCAGTGAATGGGATCACAGTCCTTGAACTGATCACTATGTCAAATTCATAGTCTTGTGCCAAGGCAGACAGTGGGCCGTAGGTCACTGTGTCGTAAATGCCTGGTTTAGCATGATCCGTGTCACAGTTGTTAAAAACTGTAACTTCGAATCCAATTTGTGATAGTTCTTTGGCCATCAGGGTGACAGCACTTTCGCTACCGCCTAGGCCTTGTTTGAATACTGTGGTACCATCGTATGGGATACCTATAATGTCTATAATAGCAATCTTCATACTATTAATTATACATAGATAATCAAAGATGTCAACTGATTTGATTTAATTCCAGTACTCTACTTGAGCTGACACAAGTAGGCCGCCTTCTCCTATTACCAATGCTCCAGCAGTTCCATAAGGAGCCAAGGTGAACGATCTTGATAATCCTGAATTTACCCCTTGCGATGCCAATAATGTAGTACGTATCTGACTTGCAACTATAGAGTCTGTTATTACTGTTTTTGTTATAGGTTCTAACGGATAAGACTCTAACAGGGATTGACCAAATATTGTTGCTGTAGTTGCTAGGTTAGAAAAACTTGATACATGTCTAGATAAAACATTAGGTTTATTTGCTGTTGTTATTGAAAAGGCATTGCTCAATGAAGGTCTCACATAACTATTAGGAATTTTATTAGCATTAACAGTCACCACTACTGAGTTAGGTGTGTAACCGTTGTTAACATAGTTGGTAATGATCCATTTAGGTTTGTTACTGCCGTTTATAACTGTATCTCGTATATAAACTAACACCGGTTCCGTAGCTTCATTACCAATATTGTCATTTGTTTGACGTGCAAAACGGTTACTGTAGATTGTTTGAACTGCTGAGTTAGGAGATCCTACTGGATTGTAGACAAGTGCCGGAATTATTGTTTCTAACGCTAATGAATTATTAATCGTTACAGACTTAGAGATAGTCGATAAAGGTACAGCAGTTTGATTAAAGTCAGTAACACCGAGAATACTAACTTGTGTCACTGAATGTCCTTGTCTTCCTAAAGTTGTACTGCTGAAGGGATTGAGTTCGGAATTTTTAACTTCGCCAAATTTTGTTATAGTGAATGCATTGGTTGATTGATCTTCTATTAGCTGTGTTTTGCAAGTAAACAAACTGGTGTTAGCAATGGCAGTTAATGGGCTGGTGGGTGGTGTGAAAGCTGAGGTATATACTGCGGTGCCCTTTACTACTCGTAGATTAGAAATATACCCGTTTAAGAACGCACCTTGCCCCGTTTCGCATCCGATAAATGTATTTGCTCCTGTACCGACTGATCCGCTAAATGCTGCTGATCCTTTTGCCACCCCGTTAACATAGAAATAAAAGGTATTTCCGTTTCGAACATAAGCAAGATGATACCAAGTGTTTACAGCCATGCCGTGTGCAGTGCCGGCATACTGCGTGTCGTTATTTGTTTGAATCAATAATTTAGTCTGTCCAATAATAAACCCAATACCGTCACCTGCGTTAAAAGTACCAACAGTGGCAAGCACCATGTGTAATGAATAATTTGTTGGCCAAGCATCGCTTGTTGGCAGTGCATTTAAGTAAACCCATGCTTCAACAGTAAAATCAGTACTTCCGAAATTCATAACAACATTTCCATTGATTTGCAGATAATCCCCACTGCCGTCAAAATATGTACTAAATGAATTTTGATAAGGCCCAACTAGAGAAAAGTCTCCTGTATTAGGAAATCGGGCAACAGTTGCACGGGCTGTGGCACTGTTGTTAGTCACTGTATCGCTGTAGTTGACACCGTTATTAGTTCCTAATATAGGAATTCTACTGCTAATTCCTGTTGTGGTCGTACGAGCACCGTTCGACACGACTATTGTATTGTTTACAGTTGTTATAGAGTTAAAAATTCTAGCAGGCAAGTTTGGTTTAATGGTTGAGTCAGTTATTACTGTCTTGTTGCTTGTAATGGCGTTTTGTCTAAAAAGCTGTTTACTTACTATAGGAGTTGTTAATAATGAAGGTACTGATACTATTGTACTATCATACCATACGACAACAACTTCTTGAGATTGAGAACCTGTACTAGACACATTTGTTGTTGGAAATGCTTTGCCGGGTCCCCATACAATTCTAACTGCGCCGCCGCCTCCAAAACCACCACCGTAGCTGGTACCAGAACCGCCACCACCACCACCAAATGCACCACCATTGATTATTCGATAACCGCTTTGTCCGGAACCTTCTCCACCTATACCATTAGCGCCGCCGGAGCCGCCGCCCCCACCTAAAAATTGACCGCGAGCTGCCCCATCTGCGCCACGCCCGTATATGCCCACACCGCCACCGGCTGGTACACCATATGTACTTGAGTAATAACCAGCAGCAGCACCGGCACCAGAACCTGCAGGTGCGGCGGTTCCTGAAGAAGTGCCTGAGTCGGCACCGTTGCCAGAATATCCGCCTGCGCCTGCGCCTCCTCTGTACCACCCCCCGTCATAGCCACCGTTGCCGCCACGACCACCACCATCACCAGTATAGCCACCACCGTAACCATTAGCTGTTGCTGTGGCATTTGTGCCGCCTCGTCCACCACCATA